AAAACATTCTGTGCATTATATCTTGCACTCAAAGATGTTTTGGATGAATTGACTCCATATGATAAAGTGGTGATTGTAAGATCACTTGTTGCAACAAGAGAAATAGGATTCCTTCCAGGAGATCACGAAGACAAATCTTCATTATATCAAATTCCATATAAAAATATGGTAAAGTATATGTTTGAATGTTCAAGTGATTCTGAATTTGAAATGCTTTATGGAAATCTTAAAGCACAAGAAAGCATTAAATTCTGGAGTACATCATTCATTAGAGGTACTACCTTAGACAATTCTATTATTATTGTAGATGAATGTCAGAATTTAAATTTCCATGAACTTGATAGTATCATTACAAGAGTTGGAGACAATTCTAAAATTATGTTTTGTGGTGATGCTACGCAATCAGATTTGACTAGAAATAATGAGAGGGATGGTATTCTTAATTTTATGAAAATCATTCAGAGAATGCCAGAGTTTGAAAGTGTTGAATTTGGTGTTGAAGATATTGTAAGGTCTGGTCTTGTTAAATCTTATATTGTAAACAAAATGGCAGCAGGTTTTTAATGTTTAATCATGTTGAGATGAATCTTCCTAAACTTGAAAGGGAAGAAATTGATGGAGTAAGATATTACAAAGTGCCTGGAGAGGATAACCTTTCCAGGTTAGTTTCTATTACATCAGTTACAAGTTTTCATAATAAACATATCTTTGAACAGTGGCGAAAAAAAGTAGGGGAACAAGAAGCAGCAAGAGTAAATAAACAGGCAACAAGTAGAGGAACAGATTTACATTCTTTAGCTGAATCATATTTAAAGAATGAAGATAAGTTGCCAAATGTTCAGACGCTCTCACAATTCTTGTTTAAAATTGCAAAAAGTAAACTAGATAATATTGATAACATTCATGCACTTGAAAGTTCACTATACAGTAAAGTTCTTGGTATTGCTGGAACTGTAGATTGTATTGCAGAGTATAATGGTGAGCTTGCAGTCATAGATTTTAAGACCTCAAAAAAACCAAAACCAAAAGAATGGATTGAACATTATTTTGTTCAGTGTGCTGCTTATGCTTGTATGTTTTATGAAATTACAGGTGTTGCTGTTAAGAAATTAGTTATTATTATGGCTTGTGAAGATGGGGATTGCGTTGTATATGAAGAGTATGATAAAATGAAGTATATTAGGTTATTAAATGATTACATTAGAGAATTTATTCAATCAAAACTTAAAGAATATGGAAGATGAATTAAAAGATGCATTAGATTTGAAGTTTCTTTGTCCTGCAAAATTTTCGCAAATTATAGAAGATATAGTCAAAAATAATGAAGAAATGAATTACATAGATGCTATTGTTTTTTATTGTGAAGAAAGGGGACTTGAAGTTGATTCAGTTGCTAAGTTGGTAAGTAAACCACTAAAAGAAAAACTTAAATGTGATGCTATCAATCTAAACTTTTTGAAACGAACATCTAGAGCAAAACTTTTTCTATGACTTCTTTTGATGCATATAAAACATATCTTGCATTAAAGAATCATTTTAGTAAACCAAAATATGATTACTTCAAGTATGCAGGTAAAACACGAGCATCAATAGAATCATTTAATAAACGTAAAGATAAGTATTGGTTTGAACGTTTAGCAAGACAAAAAAATGATAATGAAATAAAAGATTTTTTTGTTTCCAACTTTGTTGCTCTTGATAATCTATCCAATACTTGGATTGGCGAAATGATTAGAACAGGAGAAGATACATATCAACAATGGACGAAAAGGCAACAAAGTTTAAAGTATATGTTTACCCAAGAGTCACAAGATTTGTTGTCTGATGACAACTTAAATGAGGTTCTTGATGCTTCAAAGCAACATCCAATCATTCTAAAAAAATTCCTGAGCGGGAAAATTAGTATAGAAACACTATGCATTTATGATAAAATATTCCTGTTCAGGAATAATTTTGACAAAAAACTTTTAGATCCTGTATGGGAAATAGTGTCGCTAAAGATACAAAAGTATTCATCATTTCTAAATATTGATATACAGGATTATAAAAAAACTTTGAGAAATATTGTGGAGGGATAAATGGCCTTCTTAGAATCAGAAATAGTTCAGAAAGAGCTTAAAACTATTGATAAACTTCAAAGAGAACTTGTTAGGGGTGTTTTTAAATTTCCCAATATGTCTAAAGTTGAAAAGCTTGAACATGTAAATTTGTTATCTGAACTATTAGAAAAACAACAAATCCTGTATACAAGATTGAGTTTGTCTGATGACCCACAAGCAATTGAAATGAAAGAAAGAATTCTTGAATCATCAAAACTTATTGGTTATGGTAATCCATCAGATATGAATACAGTGTTTGATAGTATGAAAAAAGTCATTCAAAGAATTAAACGAGAAGCAGAGGTTGACTAAGACCTTTGTTTCTGGTATGATGTCTTTGGAAATTAATCCAACAAATCCAATTAATCTAAGGTAATCTAATGTCCTTTTCAGAGCTTAAAAAGAAATCTTCTCTTGGTTCTCTTACATCTAAACTGGTACAAGAAGTAGAGAAGATGAATTCAAGTGGTAGTTCTACAGATGATCGTTTGTGGAAACCAGAAGTAGATAAAGCAGGTAATGGTTTTGCAGTTATTCGTTTTCTTCCTGCTCCCAATGGTGAAGACCTTCCTTGGGCAAAGGTTTATACACATGCATTTCAAGGTTCTGGTGGATGGTTTATTGATAACTGTCTGACTACAATCAATCAAAACTGTCCTGTGTGTGAAGCAAATCGCGAACTGTGGAATACAGGAAGCAAGGCAAATCAAGATATTGTTCGTGATCGTAAACGTAAACTGTCTTACTATTCTAACATTTATGTGGTTCAGGATAAGGCACATCCTGAAAATGAAGGTAAGGTTTTTCTTTATCAGTAGGGTAAGAAAATCTTTGATAAGATAATGGCTGCTATGCAACCAGAGTTTGATGATGAAACACCAATCAATCCTTTTGACTTCTGGAGTGGTGCTAATTTCAAAGTCAAAATCACCAAGAAAGATGGTTATTGGAACTATGATAAGTCAGAGTTTGGTGAGCAAGGTTCTCTGTTTGATGATGATGATGCTATGGAAGCAGTCTGGAAAAAGACATACTCTCTTACTGAGTTTGTAGATCCAGAAAAAATGAAGACCTATGAGCAACTTGATACTCGTCTGAAATCAGTTCTTGGGAAAAAGCCTGTTAAGCAGGATGAATCTTTTGAAGATGAAGATGATAATCGTGGTTCTTTTGAAGAAGAGGTTGTTACTGCCAAATCTTCCAAGAGTTCATCTTTTGATGATGAAGATGATGCTCTGAGTTACTTTGCTAAGTTAGCAGAAGAATGATTATAATGGGGAGAGAATTCTTAAGTTCTCTCCCTTTTTAGTATTATCATCTACATACTGTGAAGAGAATCCATAAGACATAATAGTATTCATATCATCAATAGCAGTTTGTAAATATCTTGGTCTTAGTAAATAGATATTTCTTTTTTTATCATTCTGTTGGATTTCATATTCATAAACACTTACCATTTTTACTGGATTTTTTGTAAGTGTTTGTGTAGTAGAATCGTCATAATAAGTTACAGAAAAATTAGAGTCTACAATTTTACCTGCAGGAACAATCATTTTCCTTCTAGAGTCAATGACTAATGTAGTTTCATAATGATGTGGTGATGAAAGCTCTGTTTCTGTATATTTTCTTTCAATGTAATCAGTGAATTCTGAATCAGATAGAGGCCATTCAGTTCTTACATTTAAAATATTATTAGAGATTAAAACTAACCAATCATATTCAGAAGACCCATAAGTTTTTTCTGCTACTTGTTCTGGACGTTCTTCGCCAATGATTTTATATTTTGTAAATGTAACTGCATTTTGAAAGAAGTCATCACGAATCTTTGCTCTTCTAAAAAGATTCTTGACTCTTACATAATCATATGAAGAGTTTCTATTTGGTTGTTGGGACTGGTAAAGTAAGTCCGATACTTCTCTGAAATATGTCATTTTTTTATGTTAAAGGGTTAACTACTTGCAAATCTGGACCTACACTATCAATAGTTAAATCATAATCATCATTAAACATAGGAGTTAATTCTGCAAATCCTAATTGAAGTGT